AGAAACTGGTGAAGTAAGTGACTCAAAGGTGAGAGAAAAAGATACACTTAACGAAGAGTTTTGGACACCAATTATAACAGATGAATTTAAACAACATTTAACTAAAAAATTTAAAATATAGAGAATGGTTACAGAGTCTAAGGATTATGAACTAATACCTCTTGAAGATGATGCAGATGCATGGGGTGTTAGAATACTAACAGGCGAGTTTTCAGAAACTATTATCAAATATGGTAATGTAGGTTTTGAAGGAACTGGAGATGATATGGTAATGAAGTTTAACTTTGATATTATATCATCACCTGATGAAGATTTAGAAGTAGAAACGAACACAGAGTTACAAGAGTTAGCTCGTGATATTTTATTTACAATTTTTGATGAGAAGAATAAATGAAGATATTAATATGTGGTCTACCAGGTGCAGGTAAAACAACTTTAGGTAAACCCTTTGCAGAGTTGATTGGTGGTGTATTTTTAAATGCAGACGAAATAAGAAAAGAGTATGATGATTGGGATTTTAGTCCTGAAGGTCGTATGCGTCAAGCAATGAGAATGAAATTCCTAGCAGATGGTATTGTTAAGGCAGGTAAGATTGCAATTGCCGATTTTATTTGTCCCACCAAAGCAGCAAGAGAACAATTTAATGCAGACTTTATAATTTGGATGGATACTATCAAAGAAGGGCGTTTTGAAGATACAAATAAAATGTTCGAGCCATTAGAAAAAGATGAATACGACTATCATGTTTCTGCTTGGTTTAATGACACACATAAACAATTAGTCAAAGTCGTATCAAAATATATGGAGAGAAATAATGTTTGATTGGAAAAAACCTACAGTACAAATGCTTGGTCGTTGGCAACCATGGCATGATGGTCATACTGAATTGTTTAGAAGATGTCATGCTATTACAGGACAAGTTGCTATTATGGTAAGAGATGTTCAAGGTGCTAGTGGTGGTGAAGGACAAGATGATAATCCTTTTAATATTGATACTGTTATATTAGATGCCTCTACAAAATTATTGGAAAAAGGGTTTACAATTAATGAAGATTATATTATAATGAGAGTACCAAACATTGTTGATATTAGTTATGGTCGTGGTGTTGGTTATACATTTACTGAACATGATTTAGGAAAAGAGATACATAATATTTCTGCTACTAAAATACGTGAACAAATGAGGAAGGAAGGTAAACTTGCAGCCAAACATTGAACAAACGATTCTTCGGAATCTTCTACATGATGAAACATATATGCGTAAGGTAATCCCGTTTATTAAACCGGATTATTTTCAAGGTATATACAAAACTTTATTTAAGGAAGTTGGAAAATATATAGGTAAATATAATAAACTACCAACTCAAGAAACTCTTGTTATTGAATTGGAAAGTTTAAGTGAAGAACAATATAATATGTCTATGGATATTGTTCCTCATCTCTTTGTAAAGGAACCAATTGATGAAAATTGGTTAAATGACGCGACAGAAAAATGGTGTCAAGATAGAGCCATATACAATGCAGTTATGGAATCTATCTCTATTATTGATGGTAAACATGAAAGTCTAACAAAAAATGCTTTACCGGAACTATTATCTAAGGCTCTTGGTATTTCATTTGATACAAACGTAGGTCACGATTATGTTGAAAATGCAGAACAAAGGTTCGAATTCTATCACACGGAAGAGGACAGGATTCCGTTTGATTTGGATTACTTTAACAAGATTACAAAGGGAGGTGTCCCAAATAAAACTCTTAATATCGCTCTTGCTGGTACTGGTGTCGGTAAATCTCTTTTTATGTGCCATGTTGCTGCGAATGCTCTAACACAAGGTAAAAATGTTTTATACATAACCATGGAAATGGCGGAGGAGAGAATCGCAGAGAGAATAGATGCTAACTTGTTGAATGTTCCAATTGACCAACTAGAAAATATGTCAAAGGATATGTTTACCCGTAAGGTAAATAATCTTGCAAAGAAAACAAATGGTAAACTTATCATAAAGGAATATCCAACTGGTTCTGCACATGCTGGTCATTTTAGAGCACTATTAAATGAATTAAAATTAAAAAGACAATTTGAGCCTGATATGATATTTGTTGATTATCTAAATATCTGTGCATCAAGTCGAATGAAAGGAATGGGAGGGTCTATCAATTCATACACTTACATTAAAGCAATTGCTGAAGAATTACGTGGCCTTGCGGTCGAGTTTAACGTACCGATCTTCTCTGCAACGCAGACGACTCGTTCTGGTTATTCTAATTCGGATGTTGGGCTTGAGGATACGTCCGAGTCTTTTGGATTACCCGCAACCGCAGACCTCATGTTCGCACTCATCTCAACAGAAGAGCTAGAGAAACTTGGTCAATTCATGGTTAAACAATTGAAAAATAGATATAATGACCCAACACAAAATAAAAGGTTTGTGGTTGGTGTTGATAGAAGTAAAATGAGATTATTTGACGTGAATGAAACTGAACAAACATTACAAGATAACACACCAGTTTTTGATAAAACTGAAGTCGCAAATAAATTTGAGGGATTTAAAGTATGAGTACTGCAAAATTAATTAGTTATTCAACCGTGCCAAATAAAAGTTACTATGCACAAAATATGGAAGATTTGATTGCCTATTGTGCAAGAGTATCTAATCCTGCAAACCAAGATAACTGGAGTACATCACATAAACTTCTTAAATATCTTATAAAAGAAAAACACTGGTCACCATTTGAGATGGCGTCTGCATGTATTGAAGTTACAACAACAAGAGATATTGCACGACAGTTGATAAGACATAGGTCATTCTCATTTCAGGAGTTCTCACAAAGATATGCAGACCCATCAAAAGAATTAAATATAAACATATTACGAGAAGCAAGATTACAAGATACAACTAATAGACAGAATAGCATACCAACAGAAAACAGTGAATTGCATCATAAGTGGTTTGATAAACAAGAAACAGTTATGGACCTTGTAGAAGAGACTTATAAATGGGCTATAGATAATGGTATAGCAAAAGAACAAGCTAGAGCAATATTGCCAGAAGGTACTACTGAATCTAGATTGTATGTGAACGGCACTATTCGTTCTTGGATTCATTATGTTGAACTTCGTTCAGGTAATGGTACTCAGGCCGAACATAGGGAGTTAGCAATACAATGTGCCAAAGCATTAAAGGGAGTATTTCCAATGATAACTAACTTTATACAGGAGGACAAATAATGAATAAAGAAGATAAAGTACAATCAGAAGTAGTTGAATATATATTAGAACAAAAGGTAAGAAAATATCAATATACTGTTGCCCAGTATTTTTTAAGATTTATTGGTTTAGGTTCATTAGCCTTTGCTAGCGATCCAGTACAAATGTTACCCATCGCAGCAGTGATATTAATGTTTGCAGAAGCCGCAGGAGCAACAAGGGATTTATGAGCTCATTTGAGGTAAAAAATGAAGATGATGTTTGGTCTTTAATACCACCTGAAAACTTATGGGTAACTGATAAGTTATTATTATCAAGACATTTAGGTTACAATTGTGGGCCTACTGGTGTTGATGTTCCAAATTCAGGTTGGTATATTTCCAGACCTTGTGTTAATGCATTAGGTTTAGGCCTTGGTGCAAAAAAGGTTTGGTTAGATCATGACACTTCTTTTTTACCTCTTGGATTCTTTTGGTGTGAATGGTTTGAAGGTAAACACTACAGTGTTGATTGGTGGCCAGAATATAAGGCAAAGGCGTATACATGTCAAGGAATAAAGGATAAGGAAACTCTTATAAAATGGAAAAAATGGGTCAGGGTTCCAAATAGTAATGACCAATGGTATCCAGAGAGTTTACATTATATATTAAAAAGATACAAACAAGTAAACATTGAATATATTGGAAATAAAATCATAGAGATTCATTTAAGACCTAATGAGGATTTTCAGGATAGTAATATACAAGAATTTATTCCAGTGTGGGTTGGAGATGATATAACTCCACCAAAAGGTTATCGTTATATTCATTGTCCAGAATATAATGGTCGAATAGGGGCGTTTATTAAATAATAATTAATATAAATAACTTAACAGGGTGGTTCCTCAATAAACCCGTGCTGGGCAACGGTTACCCTGCATTTTTTTCAACAACACAAGGAAAAGTTAATGAAGAAATTACTAACAATAGGCGGACTGCTAGCATTTACTGTAGGTCTAGCTGGATGTTTACATGTTAAAGATGCAGAAGCGTCAACATGGGACGTTCTAGGTTGGGACATAAGTAAAGAAGTCGGATATGAAAGAGCAATGGAAGGTGATAAACAATCACTATATGGTTCACTAGGTATTGGACCAGTATCATTCGGAGCAACTTTCACAGACGATTTAGCAGTTGACGGCATACAATTTGACAACGCAGGTTATGACCTTGATATATCTCAAGACATAGGTTGGGTAACAGTTTATGCTAATAATGCACTTGATGAAGATTTCGCTTTAACTGAAACTACCATTGGACTTAAATGGAGTTTTTAATGTGATAGAGGTGGTTTAACCACCACCTCAAACCTTTAAGGAAAATAAATGAAAATCATATTTACTTTTGTTGCTTTCATACTGTTAATGTTTGTTGTTAGTTTTTCATTCGCAGTAAGAAACGCAATAGGGTGGGAAGTCGTAGAGATTCCTGAACCAGCCATAGAAGAACAAGTAGAAGATTCTTTTATGGCCGCAAAACCAATAGAATGTACCTTTGACGAAACAATCATAGAAGAATACATAAAGGCTACAGGTGAAGAACCTCTAGCAAAAGCACAAGCATGGGTAACAGATGGCACTGAAGTGTATCAAGTAGAAGTTATGTTATATGTTAATTTAGCACAGAAAACATTCTCTGTATTTGAAGTGTATCCAGACGGAAGTGCCTGTCTATCATTACAAGCAAATAATTTAGATATATTTTCTTTTGGATTGAGTACATAAAAGTATTTACTTTTTGAAAAAAATATTATATAATAAACTATATTATGAACAAGTGAGGAGGCACTATGCCAAAAAATTCTAAACGTCATGATTCTTCCATGTTGGCGGCATGGGCAAGACAATACGGAATTAAAGGATACGAACAATTCGACCCAAAGTTTAAAGAACAACAACGAATGAAGGCACTTCGTGATGTTCAAACAAGACCAAGAAAAAAATAAATGTAATATATTTGTAACATTCAAAATACTGTTATGATTAAATAAAAATTTATAAAGGAGTCTACTATGAAATTTGACTTAGGAAACCCAATCGTAACAGTTCTCGTTGGTTTAGTAGTATTCTACATAGGACTAAAAATGTTCTCTGGTGGAATGAAATCAATGGGTAATATCGAACATCTTCAATTCTTTCTCGGAAACCCAATCTATATGTTCTTTGGTGGTATCGTCATGACCTTGTTATGGCAATCATCATCATTGTCAACTACTGCCATTATTGCTTTAGTGGCCTCTGGTGCTTTACCATTACCAGCGGCAATTGCTTGTGTACTTGGTGCGAATATCGGAACAACAGGAACGATATGGTTAGCAGGTCTATTAGTATCTGATGGTATGCCCAAAGGTGATACATTACGAATCGCTCTGATGCATACTGGTGCTAACTTGGCGATGGCAATCGCATTACTTCCATTTGTACATCATATTGCTAAATTTTTAGGAAAGTTCTAATCTCTATTTTATATAAATAGAAGTATCATCATCTTTTGACATAATATTAGTAGATAATTAAAAAGTTGTTTACAAACTATATTAAATGGGATAATATAAAAGTATGGAAAGTTTTTTAAAACATACTACTAACCAATCATTTAAAAAAATGCTACAAAGAAATGAAGCATTGGAATATGATGGTATTGATGAACATGATTTTGCGATAAAATTAGTTAGTGAAATAGATGATAAAATAGGTTCAATTGATACAGAAATTGATAAGGACCTAAGACCTGCCAAAACCACCGGAAAAAGATTAGGTATTCAAGTTGTTCTACCAGATGATAAGAGAAGAGCATTTGTACAATATGCAAATGACATTATAAAAAATGATAATGATTTAGAATTAAAAAAGATATCTGCATCCAGAGCAGCAAAAGATTTTATATTTTCACATAAGGATTTAAATAAGGACATTTATGTTCAAACACGTCCTGATGGTAAACGAGGTGGTGGTGCTACTGGTGATCCGAATGAATTAATGACTGCTGCCCTTTGTACATTATCAAAAATACCAAATATTGAAACACTTGATGAATTAGATGCCTTAATTGAAACTGTGATTAAAATAGTCAATTCAGGTAAGGTTATAGGTTATGCTCAAAAAGACCTTGATTCAATGGAAAAAGATTATGGTAATTTGGTCCAGGCTGTATCTGCTGCTCAAGTAATTGAAAAAAATTATGGCATAGGGGCCAATAAAGTTTATATGACAGGAAAATCATGGGATAAGGCAGTACAACAATTTCAAATAACAAAATATGGAATGAGAGATTATAATTCTTCTGATTTTATAATGCAAACAGGTAATAAATTTTTAGGTGTATCACTAAAAAAGAAAAAGGTATTAACAGAAGCTGACCCAACAATTATAAACAAGGCATTCCAAAGTGTATTAAATGGTCCAGATTTTGCTGACCTTGTAAAAAAACTAGATGAAGATGCTGGTCAATTTTATACAAAGGTTGTACAAAAAGCATTTAGATTTCAAAGAGCAAATCCAAAAAAGGCAGTTGATAAAAATGGTACTCCATGGTTAGATGCAGGTATGGTAAAAGAGTTAGGTCCAAATGCTAAAAATATTAATATAAAAAATTGGAAACAATTTGTATTACGAATACCTAATGATATTATAAATTATGAATTAAAATCAAATAGAAGTTGGTTTTTACCATTATCAAGAGCAATTGTAGATAATTCAGATTTATTTGCAGAACAATTATTACAATTATTATTTAAAATGGATTTACAGGATATGAAAAAATTTGAATTTGATTTTGCTCTTGTAACAGGTATTGGTCGTTATTTAGCAAAAGGTCCAGTGGTTGAAAGTGGTGATTATATTGGTTTGGATACAATGGTTGGTGTACTTGATAAATTATTTGAAAAAGGTCAACCAAAAATGATATTGGATAAAAGAAAAAAACAGGCATATGAACCTAATGCAGGAGCAGCTGTTTTATATTTTAGATTGGCAATAGGTAATTTCCCTATCGCAGATTTAAATTTAAGGTATGCAGGTAATTTTAGGGCGGCTCCAGCAATAAGAGGAACAATATCACAGGAATTAAAAAAGGCATTGAAAAAATGATTTTTTCAGATTATTTAACAGAACAAAAAAATACACATATGACACACATAGAGGATAAAGTTATCTATGGTGGTGTTGATGGTACACGTCAAGCAATATTGGCCCTTCGTTCATTAAGAGATACACTTGCTGGTGAGCATGAAGGTACCGTATCTGTTAAATGGGACGGTGCACCTGCCATATTTGCTGGTATTGACCCAAATGATGGAAAATTCTTTGTTGCCAAAAAAGGTATATTTAATGTAAGTCCAAAGGTATATAAAACACCTGCAGATGTTGATGCAGATACCTCTGGTGATTTGGCAGATAAATTAAAAGTTGCATTAAAGGAATTACCTAAACTTGGTATTAAAGGTGTAATTCAAGGTGATTTTTTATATGGTCCAGGTGATTTAAAAAAATCAAAGATAAAAGGTAAACAATATTTAACCTTCCATCCAAATACCATCGTGTATGCGATTCCTGCGGAGTCAGAGATGGCAAAAACCATACAAAAATCAAAAATAGGTATTGTATGGCACACAGAATACACAGGCGATTCATTTGAAACAATGAAGGCAAATTATAATTACGATGCATCAGGCCTTAAAAAATCATCAAGTGTATTTTCAACAGATGCCAATTTAAAGGATATGACTGGGTTTACTATGAGTAAAAGTGATACTGAACAGGTAACAGCATACCTATCACAGGCTGGTAAATTATTTAATCAGGTTGCAGGTTCAACATTAAGACAACTTGAGGCAAATCAACAACTTGCACAAATGATTGAAACATTTAATAATACATATGTTCGTCAAGGTACTGTTATTACAGATACAAAAAGGCATGTTAATAATTTAATAAATTATATCAAACAGAAATATCAAAAGGAAATTGATAAAAGAAAAACACCACAAGGAAAAGAAAAACAAAGTAAAGAACTTGATAAGATATTAGAGTTTTTCTCTGATAAAAACAGACAGAGTTTACAGAAACTATTTGATTTACAGAAAATGATTGTACTTGCAAAATTAAAACTTATAAATATACTTGATAAGTTAAATAAAACGAAAACGTTTTTAAAAACTAGTAGAGGTTATCGTGTAACTGGCCAAGAAGGTTATGTTGCAGTTGATAAACTTGGTGGTGATGCAGTGAAAATTGTTGACCGAATGGAGTTTTCCTTCGCCAACTTTTCACCAAGTATATTAAAAGGATGGGACAAACCAGGGAGAAACTAATGGCAGATACATACCCACATCAAAACCCTTTAACAGGTCCACTTTCATTCAGACATATGTATAACGCAGAATATCGACCTGGTGAGGACGAATTAATTAACTATAGAGTTAAAAAAAGAAAAGCAATGGAATCAACGAATCCATGCCCAAAATGTTATGGCGATGTGTGTGAATGTGGGCCAGACTGTAATTGTGGTGAAGACTGCGATTGTTGTGGTAGTGTATCAGAAAACAAACTAATGAGATTTAAACAATTTATAGGATAATTTATGGTAATTAATTCGTTTAAGAACTATTTGGTAGAGGAAGAAAAGACCGTATATTTTACATTCGGTCGTATGAATCCACCTACGATAGGTCATGAAAAACTATTGAATTCACTTGCTTCAAAGGCAGGTAAAAATCCTTACAGAGTATACCTTTCTCAAACACAAGATAAAAATAAAAATCCTTTAAATTATAAGGATAAAATAAAAACTGCTAGGAAAATTTTTCCTAAACATGCTCGTTCAATTATTTTAAATAATAAATTGAGAAGTGTTTTTGAAATAGTAACCAATTTATATAATGAAGGATTTAAAAATATAATAATGGTTGTTGGTTCAGACAGAATAAACGAATTTGATATATTATTAAGAAAATACAATGGTCAAAAAGGTAAACACGGTTTTTACAATTTTAATACAATTAATGTAACAAGTGCTGGTGATAGAGATCCAGATGCTGAAGGTGCTTCAGGAATGAGTGCATCTAAAATGAGAACAGCAGCATCTGATAATGATTATACATCATTTTCACAAGGATTGCCAAAAGGTGTATCTAATCCAGAGGCTAAAAAATTATTTAATGATGTACGAAAAGGTATGGGTCTTAAGGAACAAAAGGATTTTACAAATACTATACAATTTGAACCAGTAAGTGAGGAAAGAGAACAATATATTGCAGGTGATTTATTTCAACCAGGTGATTTAGTAGAGGATAAAAATACACAAGAAAAATATTCAATTAAATACCTAGGTGCGAATCATGTTATAGTAGAGGATATTGAGGAGAAAACACATAGAAAATGGTTAAATTCAATTCAAAAGGTGGAACAAATAATGCCTAAAAGATTTAAAAATTACGAAGAATCACTAAGATATATGCAAATAAAAGATGCTGAGGATAAAGACATAGGTGATAGACCAGGTTCACAGCCTTCAAACTATCATAAAGGTTTAAAAAAATCAACTAAAATTGCTAGAGATAGACAATTTAAACGACAAGCAAAAATGGACGATGATAACCCTGCCGCCTATAAACCAGCACCTGGTGATGCCGATGCCAAAACCAAACCAAGTGTTCATACTCGTAAATTTAAAAAAATGTTTGGTGAAGGTGAAGCACTAAAACAAGCAAAAGCAAGAATTGATTCTGAAAAGGCTAGAGATAAAGTACGATTTGATAGAATGAGAGATATGGCTCGTACCAGGGATGCAAATACTAAAAATAGGGCAACAAACTAATGAAAAAATTTAAACAGATACTAGAAGAAGTAAAAGGTAAACAATTGGTTCACCATGGCCAATTAACAAAACACTTTGATATGTGTCCATCAGCACTAAAAGCATTTGATGATAATCAAAAAGCCGGTATGAGTGATAAGGAAGGTTTTCATGATGCTGTAGTTGCAGTTGACAAATATCTAGGTATTGAAAAGAGGTTAATCGCCAAAGGTTCAGCCTCTGAAACAGAAATGAAAATGATGATGGATGCTGTTAATGATGCAAAACAGAAAATATCAGCAGCTGGTCTACCAGGACATACATATCATCAAATACATATTGATGCAGTAAAGAGATTAATGTAATGAAAACCGTAAAGGAAATTCGTAAAAATAAAATAGCAAGAGGTTATAGTAGTAGCTATCCTCAAACAAAAGATAAACAAAAAGAGGTTGATTGGAATCCTAAAGTACAAGGTAAGTATGTAACTCGTAAACTTGGAAAAGGTTCTATCATGCTCGATCCATTTGGAAAGAAATACCGATGATAAAATTTAGTCAATATTTAGATGAAAAAGCAGATGCAGCTTTAAAGAAAAAAGCTGAAAAATCTGGAATGCCACTTGGTATATTACGAAAGGTATATGACAGAGGTGTTGCTGCATGGCGAACAGGTCATAGACCTGGTACTACTCCACAACAATGGGCATTGGCCAGGGTTAATTCATTTGTCACAAAATCTCCTGGTACATGGGGTAAGGCAGATAAAGATTTAGCAGCAAAGGTTAGAGGATAATAAATGAGAACCTTACAACAGATAAGGGAAAATTTTAGTGAACCATTAATGTTGGATATGATGCGTAAAGCATTTGATGCCAAACCTGATTCACCAGAGCAAAAGAAATTAATTGCTCAATTAAATGCATATAGAGTAAAATATGGCATGGACCCTGTACCTATTGGTGAAAATTACAAATATGATTATGGGTCTCCTGAATCTGTAAAACTTATGAAAAAAATGACTCCAGGTCAAGAAGTGAATGAGGTTTTAACTGTAGCACAAAGAAGAGCTCGTGGTAGGCTCATGAAAAGACTTGGAAAAAGAATTGCAATTGCAAGAAAAAGAAAAATGAGAAAAGTTGCTGGTGCCGACCAATTGCAAAAAAGGTCAATGAAAGCAGCAAAAAATGTCCTTCGTAAAAAAATTGCTGGTAAAAGGGGAGAAAGTTATGCAGAACTATCACCTCAGCAAAAAATAATGATAGATAAAATGGTACAAAAAAGAGCAGGGGCGATACCAAAGATTGCAAAGAAACTTTTACCTAGAATTAAAAAGGCAGAAAAGGAACGTATAAAATCATTAAGGGCTAATAAATGATAGAGAGAGAATTAACAAAAAGAGAACTCAAACGAAGAGAAGAAATTGCAAAGGATTTACCTGATGCTGATTTTAAAAAAAGATATGGAGATAGATGGATGTCAGTAAAAATGGCTACAGCTACTAAAATGGCAAAAAATGAGGCAAAAGACCCTAACGAATATGATAAAGAAGGTGAAATGATGAAAAACCAACTTCGTCAAATTGATTCGGCCATAGATAAACTTATGGGTATGGTTCAGGACAATGATAATTTACCAGAATGGGTTCAATCAAAAGTTACCAAAGCAACTGATTATATTCGTTCAGTGAGAGATTACCTTGAGGCTGAAAAGGAAGATGACGAAGATGAAATGGAATCCAAAAAACCTAGAATGGAAACATTACAAACATTAAGAAGAAGAGCAAAAGATTTACTTGAAGCTAATTATTCAGATAGAAGTAAGGTAAAGGATTTCTCAAAAGAAAAATCACCTGTGGAAACAATCATTAAAACACTTACAAAAGACAATAAGGTTAAATCATTTTTAAATAAAAGACCAAAATTTGATAGAGTGTTATATATGGATGGCGATGAATTAGTGTTAGGTGATGCATCTGTAATGACAATAAAAGACGGATCAACAATAGCAGATATTAAGAAGGCAATTTTAAAGGTGAAATAATGTTAAAATTTAAATCACATTACGAAAGTGCAGAGATACAATATCACATAGACCATGGTATTACACTTGGTGAATTATATAGAGTAGGTTCATCAAAATATTATAGTCTATTCAGAGAAATAAGATATTTACATAACGAAGGTAAGATAGAACTTACCGGAACAGATTTACATTTAATAGAAAATACAGACATAGGTGAATTTGCAGAATATGAAGGACAAATGGTTCCTTTGGATTCTCCTATGATTAATGAAGCCGAATATGATGGTGAAGAAGTTGAATTAAATAAACCTAAAAGAGGTGGTTCTAAAAAATTTTATGTTTATGTGAAGGACCCTAAAACCGGAAATATAAAAAAGGTTCAATGGGGTGATACAACAGGTCTTAAGGTAAAATTAGATGACCTTGGTGCAAGGGCCAATTTTGCTGCTAGGCATAACTGTGATCAAAAAAAGGATAGAACAAAACCTGGATACTGGGCATGTAATTTACCAAGATATGCCAAACAATTAGGTTTATCCGGCGGAGGGAATTTCTTTTGGTAGAAACAAAACCTTATGTTGACTTAAAAGATGGTATTAGAATCTTTAGGTCATATGTAGATGATGACGAATTAGTATGGCACCGTGATAGAGAAGATAGAGAAATTGCGGTCATGGAAGGTAGTGGTTGGCAATTTCAGTTTGATGATAAACTTCCATTTGACCTCACTCCAGGCAAACTCTTTCATATACCAAAGATGACTTATCATAGATTAATAAAAGGTGAAGGCGATTTGGTATTGAAAATATGGAAAGAAAATTAAAAGTATTATTTCTTTACTTTGGTCAACCACGAATGATAAAAGAGTGTATGCCATGGCATGACCATTTTATTAACTATTTACAATCAGAAAATATAGAAATAGATATAGAATATCACCTATGGAATCAATATTATAATAAGTTACATTTACATGAGAGTAGACAGCACAAACTTTCATATATTAGTGTAGATACCAGTGAGTTTTATAACCATCTTACCACAAATAGACCATGCAATACTATATGTAACTTTTACAGTTATGATATAGTAGATAATTTATATGAACAAACAAATAAAAAAATATCACTTGACCATTTTAAAAATGTATTTGCTCAAAATATTTCAAAAGCACTTGCATGTCAAAATATATCAGATGACTATGATATAGTTTTTCTTTTAAGACCAGATTCAATTTTTCACCCTGACCATTATTCAGATTTTGCTAATTTTTTTAAATATTATAATAAAGATGAAAAAAAGGAATTTATATATGTTGATTGGATAATATATGATGTTAAATTAGGATTAAGAATATCAGATACAAAACTATTTGGTAGACCAAAAACTCTTAATTTGTTATTTAAAAATTGGGAAGAAAAAATGCTTTTATATGAAGAAAAAACAAATAAAAACCTCATAGAAAATCATCATATTGCAATTAATTTTTCAAGTCACCACCAATATGAAGATTTAGAAAATATTATTTTTAATGCTACTACATTTTTAAAAAAATATAAATTTAAAATTGTTATTGCAAGACCAACAAAAGAAATAATAGAATATTTAAAGGAAATAAGTGATGAATCATATAATAAAATAAGTAAATTATATGGTATATTATAAGGATTTATATATAAAATATGGATTTATTCTTTGAAATATTAGTAGAGTTTGGACTGCCTGTTGCAGCCGCAGTTACAATGGGTATCTTTATATACATCATTCTCAAATACATTTTAAGTGGTGTTGTCGGTCAAGTATCAACATTGACAATGATAATATCACAACTTGACAATCGTGTCAAGACCATGAATCACGATATGATTAAGTTAGACTTGTTGATATCTCACGCACTAAATCTCAAACCAGACCTTGATAGAATGTCAAGAGCAGATGGTAAAGAAGATGCGAGGAAAGACTAATGTCAATCGTTGAGATACTTAATCAATATGGATTCGCAACACTCGCCGCTGTTGCTATGGGGTATTTCATATACTTCATATACACATTCGTTACAGAAAAAATCATAGAGAAGTTAGATGGTCAAATGGTAACACTTGTTGCTCTTATTGACAGAGTAAGAATGTTAGATAATGACATTATTAGACTTCGTTCAAAATTAGACACAATACTAGAAATTCGTGCTGAAGAAGAGAAGAAAAAGACTAAAACATATAAATAATAACACTATGAAAATATTGTTAATATTGTTTTTACTTTTGTATTCTACTTCATTGTCTAGTAGTGAAATGGTACATTCATTCAATAATCCTTCTTTTAGTGGTAATGGTTTCTCAAGTCATGTATTATCAATTGACCAACTAGAACGACAAAGAGAACAGAAGATAAAAGATGATGCTGA